TGGTGCCACAGGGGCGGGTCGTGACACCGAAGGTTTTGCCATTGGTGTAGGACGTGCAGTTGGTACAGTCGTCATTGGAGGGGTGGGCTTGCCACCTAAAAGTGCTGCCAAACTTCCCAAGCCTGCTTGGGGAGCTTGTCCTAAACCCACTTGACCTTGCTGCATAGCTTGTGCTTGTTGCATAGCTTGTTGCTGGGCCGCCTGTTGGGCCATCTGACCCATTTGTTGCCCATAAGGCTGTGCAAAATCTGGCATACCGCCTTGCCTTTGTTGCTGCAAAGCTTGTTGCATAGCTTGTTGCTGAGCCGCCTGTTGGGCCATCTGACCCATTTTTTGCGCGTAAGGCTGTGCAAAATCTGGCATACCGCCTTGACCTTGTTGCTGCAAAGCTTGTTGCTGAGCCGCCTGTTGGGCCATCTGACCCATTTTTTGCGCGTAAGGCTGTGCAAAATCTGGCATACCACCCTGCGCTTGTTGAAACTGCTCAGCAAACATGGCTCGTTGTTGTTCAGGTAACGCCTGTGCCTGCATCATGTTGGCCTGCTGTAATGCCTGTTGTTGCTGAAGCGATTGGGGAACACTCGCTAAACTAGACTGCTGGCCTAAACCCTGCATGCCGCCCATGTTGGGGCCACCAAACCCACCGCCCATGTTGGGTTGTTTTTGCATTGACCTCAAGTCGTTAAATGCGTTTTGACCCATGCTGCCACCAAACCCACCGCCCATGCTACCCATCGGGTTTTGAGGTTGTCCGCCCATGCCGCCCAAAGCACCACCCATGTTGGGTTGGTTTTGCATTGATCTTAAGTCGCCAAATGAGTGTTGACCCATGCCACCCATGCCGCCCAAAGCTCCGCCAACGGCGTTGCCAATTTGCCCCATAGGGTTGGGAGGGGTTACCGCAGGGCTTTGTGCCCCGACGCCTCCAGTTGTTCCGCCGCCGCCTGCCATAATGTTCTCCTATCTAAATTTTGCCGTTTTCTTGGCAATCACTTTGGGTTGTGCCACAAACTGCTTACCCGCCTTTTTACCAGATCGCTTGGCCTTGGTTGTCGCAGCGTATTCGGCTGGCGACAAAGACTTAATAGCGGCTTCCGGCAGGTAACGCTCACCCGTTTTGCTGGAAGGCTTTCCTGATTTGGTGCGCCATTTCTGGTCGCCCCAGTTTTTCAAGGATTGCTGCGGTGCTTTCAATCTCGGTAGCCCCCGCCCGCCGCCTTGTACTTCTTGGCAACGAGCTGTGCTTTACGAGCCGACCATTGACCTGCACCGGTGCCGTGTGTTGCCGCCGCCTTGACCTGAGACACAATCTTCTTGCGCAGGCTTGGCTTGGTGTAGTTCCCTGCCGCGTTGACTTTCCCACCCTCTTTGTATTGGATGAAATCGGTGTCATCGCGGCGTGGAGTCTTCACGCCTTTGGGCATTTTGGAGGGGTTGATGTCCCCCATACCACGGCTGGACATCATGTCAAATCATCCTGCCTTTGGTCTTGCCTTTGACAGCACAACCATCAGCACGGCTAGAGGCGCTGGAAACTTTGCCGCCTTTTTTATAAGCATTTCCGGCTTCGTCGTAACCGGGCATGCCTGCATTCAAGCGCGAAAGGTTGTCGGAACTAGCGCCGCCTGTTTCACCGCGACCAGCGCCAGCGAAACTGCGTGAGCCTCTGGATTTGCCTGCTTCTGCGGACATTGCCTTTTTGCTTTCTTGGGCACCGGCATCGCGAGATTTGTATTCGCGTGTCATGCCTTCAGGAGCTTTACGGGTCAAGCCTTTTTCTTTATTCAAGAAATCGCGCAAGCTGAGACCGGACTCTTCCAGTTCTTTTTTAGAAACAACACGTTGTTTTGCCATGATGGGCTCCTTAAATTAACAGGCTTTGCCGCCAGATTTCATGGTGACCATCTTGCCCTTGGTTTTACCCTTGGTGGCAACACCGTCACGGCTGGGGGCAGCAGTTTTTACTGAGCCCATCTTTTTCATTGGCATTTCTTTTTTGCCTTTTGCCATTTCTTTTTTCTTGGCAATCATTTCCATGAAAGGGTTTGCTTTAGCCATATCACCACCTCTTTTAAAAGTTTTGCCTTTGTCGGCGTTTGAAAAATCCTTACCCACAGACTGTGGGACTCCCACCTTCTTGGCAAACGATGGGTTGTGTGCCACCGCTTCCATAAAATTGTGCTGCTTCTTACTTGTGCTCGGCATCATCAGCCTTTGGCTTGAAGAAGCCTGTCAATTTTTTCTTCAAGCTTGTTAAACCGTTGGTCAATGTGGTCAGTAATGCGTTGCACTTCTGCTTTAGTAATGAAATCACGATGGCTTTCCTCTCGCGTTTTGTTGAGGAGAATGTCAAGCCGCTTGATCTCTTCGAACTTCTCTCGCACGAAGAACCAAAGCCCACCCAACAGGGCGGACAGTGCGGCTGACCAGATTGTGTTGATGTCCATTTAACACTTCCAAGCCCGCAGGCTTTTGTTAATCCTCGAATCGGGGTCTTTTGCGGTCTTCGTGCTTGTCAGCTTCTTCTTCATGCCCTCCATACGGGCGCAGAAGGAGTCGCGGCGTTTGCCGCCCTCGGGTTGAGGAGCTTTCAAGCCCGGCTTCCCGGGGTTCGCCTTGTTGTAGGAAGCCCGACCTTTGGCGTTCAAGCCGCCTTTCTCGGACTTCCCTTCCTTGCGCGTCCATGCTGGGGATTTAGCCATAGAAAATTGTGCAGTGGATATTCGCCGCCAAAAACACGCGAATGCCTTGATCCGCCAAAATACCTTCTCCGGGAATCACCATCGTAAACGCCGTAGCGTTTGAGGCATCCGCCTGAAGCAGCATTTTGTTATACACAGTCACGCTACCGCTTTCTGCACCCGTATCTGTCACAGTTACCGTAAAAACATTGGTGTTTGTCACGGTAACTTGGTATGGGTTATCCGTCAAATCCCAGTCCAAGTACACCCATTGGCCTGTAGACAAACCGTGGCCTGTTGCGGTCACAGTTGCGGTGGTTGTGGCGCGTGTGTATGTACCGGCTATCGAGGTATTCTCAACAAAAGCTGAATAACCCGTAGCACCGCTGAAAGGAAATATTACAGCCCCCTTCAAACGAGTTCGGTATGGAACCATGAGGCCAGAAGTAGCCGCATGTTGCGACTTAACATCAAATTGCATCGTCATTTTGTTGCTCCGGTTCTGGCGCTTCTAGCCTGTTTATGAGCATCTGGTACGCTTCAATCGTGCCTTGAGCTTTGAGGAGAAAGGCTTCCGCCCTCCCTGCCTCTTTTCTCAAATCAGCAATCTCTGTTTCCAGAAATTCTTTTGTGATCCGCATATTAAGGCGCGACGTTTGTTGCCATCAAGTAGTACGGAGTACCGGCACTGTCCACGATCCTGATTGTGTGGGTGGAGTCTGCGGCCACATCGGCCACAACCATAGCTGCTGGGACATTGAACAAGTTTGCAACAGTGCCTGTACCGCTGTTTGTGAAACGGATGAACGAAGCATTTGTCCAAGTACCGCCAGAAGCAAAGTCAGAATCGGCTTGGATAGCTGCAATTGTGCCGCCGGGGTTTGTGGATGTACCACCCAGAGTGGCGCGAAGAGCGTTACCCGCACCAGAAATAGTGCCGGAACCGTTGATGCTCAAGCTAACGTGTGCACCGTTGACAGTACCGCCAGTAGCTGCATCAGCGCCTGTGACTCGTGTCAATGCGCGAATGGTTTCGCCAGAACCGGTGGAAGTAAATTCCAAGCGGCCATACGACAAGCGTGTGTCGCCTGTAGTAGCTGAAGTGGTGGCGTATGACTCGGAGATATTGCCCGCAGTAGTCTCAACGACGGGGCTGGAAGCTGTTCCGGAGATAAAGCCATTTTGTGATATGACTGGGCCGGAGAACGTGGTATTTGCCATGATTTTTTCCTTACATGCAAGTGGGGCGTATCTGTCTGCATGTCGTCAGCCGGGACTGTCAGATACACCGGAAAACCCCGGAATGGTTTGAATATACAGCAAAAGAAAAGGAGGCGCTAGCCCCCTTTTCTCAAGTCGCTTACGCGCCTGCTGAACCCCACATACCGAGAGGATCAGACCAGCCGAAGCTGTAACGCTCACGAGCTTTGTAACGGACGTTGCCGGTATCAAAGTCGCCGTCCATCGAGTTAGCCAAAGGCATACGCTCGAAATGCTTCATGCCGTTTGGAACGTCGGTAATCAAATACCAGCCGTTTGTGTCGGTCAAGAAGTTGTTGACGGTATAGCCTTCTGGCACTACGCCCATTTGCTTCAACGCGTTGATGTCGTTGTCAGCAGTAGAGACGCGCAGTTCAGTGTCAAGCAAACGCTTGGCAACGAACATCAGTGAAGGAGGAATAACCATCTTGCGAGGCTTGGCGGCGATCAACAGACCACGCTCATCAGTCCATGCTGCGATTTGAATCACGGCATTTTCCAAAGAGGTTTCGTTCAAGTCCACACCAACGGAGGGGCTGTTGAAGTTCACGCCACCGTTGACCAGTGGGTGACCAACGCGAACGCTGGAAGCATTGTTACCAAACAAGGTGACACCGTCGCCGCCCAAGTAAGAGCCGTTGAAACCGTTGTTGATGACGGAAGCGGACTTAACTTGTTTGGTGAAGGCCATCGCACGGGCCAAGGCTTTGGTGTAGCGAGCCGACAAGCTGTCGTACAAGTTATCTTCAACCGCTTCTTCAGTGATTGAGAAACCCAAAGCAATGGTTTCGTGGTTGTAGCGGGCGGTGAATGCTTCTTGCGCATTGTCGTAAGCGATGGCAGAGCCTTCGTTCTTGACAGGTGCTGCACCGAAGCCAGCCAACTTGGTTTCTTCTTCAAAGCTACGCTCAGATTTCTCTGTTT